AGGCTTTAAAGTCCCAAATAAATATGTTCCCTGTTTTGCAGAAACGAAATAGACTTTTCCCGTCAAAGTTGTTGGATCTGGCAAAGCGTTAAAATTCGCAACGCTTAAAAATGTCGCTGAGCTACCTCCCCCAGCCGAGCTAAAACCCGTTGCTTCGAAGATAATCTCATCGAACGCCGAAATACTCGCATAAGCAACCCCAAATTCATCTGTAATGTCTGCGAACTCAACATTAATAGTACCTAAGTTGTCTGAATGGAATGTATAAGAACTCCCATTAATAGAGTCCTTATTTAACATCGTCTGATTTGCGTGCTCCATATTCAAAATTACACCGTTATCAAATAAGATGTAATTGCCTTTTTTGTAAATTTTCATGTTATTGTTCGTTTAGAAGTGTGACCGCCAACATCGTAGCGTTTAACAATGTTCCATTTGAGGCAGCTACCAAGTCAATGTAATCTTGACCAATGTACGTTGTACCATTAATTTTTACTTCGTTTGTATTTAATACAGAAACTAATGAGCTCAAAGGTGTTCCAGTGTACGAATCAATGAAAGAATCAAAAGCGTCGTAAATCACCTTATCTGAAACACTCAAATCGCTAACTAATTTCAAAATCGGAGGGTATGCACTACCTACTATTGTGAATGCACCGTTATTGATTAAGATGTTCTTAACCCTATCATTTGAATTAGGAATTGTTTGCACATAGCTTTCAACTAATGTTTTTACATCATCCTCTGACGAGATAACACTTCCATCATATACATCTGTCGCTAATGTAGAAACAGTTTTTTCTACATTCAAGTTGTCCGTATAAGTGATTACAAATAAATCATTTACTACTTGGTATTTTTTTAAAGTTTTCATATTTTTTTAATAGTTAAAATTTTGATTATTATTTTCCGTTCCACCAACTAAATCATTTGGCACAAAACTTAAACCTCCACCTACGTTTTGAGTGCCTGTTGTTGCGTTTACAAGTGATGTCGCTGTTGTTGACACTGATTGTAAACCAATAAAATAAGCGTATCCGCTCCAAAGCACCTCACTACACTGAAAAAGCAATATAGATGCTTTAATTAGTGTTACTAATTCTGCGTTTATAACCGCTACTGATTTTCCTGCCCCCACAACTGAAATAGTTACTGTATTTGTTCCATCGAATATAGTAACGTCAGTGTCTGTATTTGCTAAAGTAGCATTTACATACATAATGTTTCCACTACCTTTTCCAACACCACCATTTGAGCCGTTACCGTTTGTGAAACTGTTTTGAATTACAATGTCTTTTGATGCTGAATTATTTGCTGAATAATTAACAAATAATTTTGAAGAATTGACCATTCTACCATTATTTATTAAATTACCACTTAATTTAGTTAGCAAACAAGCAACCTCTGTTCCGTCATACCTAATTACTCCAGACGGATTGATGATGACCGACCCACCGTTTGAGATGATTGATGGGGGTGTAACGCCAGTTGTTACATCAGGGAAAACAGTTCCGTTAACTGTTAATTTCCCAGCACCAGTAAAAGTAAAATTACCTCTGATTACACCGTTCGTTGTAACCGTGCCACTCGCACCAATAACTAACTGCGTCCTAAATGATGAATAAGTAGGAAATGTTTCTGAAATTACAACTGTACCACTTGTAGCCGTTATTGTTCCTATACAACCATCATGTATATTAACAACAGTTGCCGAAACTAAATCGTTTACAGTTATGTTTCCATTAACTAAGCTGTAAATATTAAGCATTCCTCCAGCAACAATGTTAGAAGTTATTTTTCCGTATAAATTTATTACCGTTCCAGTAGATGCTGCCCCAATAGTGGCAGTTGTACCTATAATGTCTGCATAAATCGAAATTTGTTGTAAAAAACCTCCATAAATCTTTACGTTACCTCTTATAGCACCTGTAACATCTGCCGTTGCTGTACTTATTTTTAACACTTCTACGTTAGATGGTGATGTAAGATTCCCCTTGTAAGTAAAATCAGTTGTCCCAGCGTTATTAAAAATAATACCTTGAAGTAAACCATAAGCATCCCCTATCCATTTAAAAGTTGGTATATTTGTATTAGTGAGTAAAATGATCCCGAACCTACAATCAAACATTTCGCCTGTTGCTATAAACTTACTTGTGTAATTAAATTGACTTGAACTATTACCGAACTGATAACTATTCCCAATTGAGTAATAGTTTCCATAATCAAACACTCCATCAACACCACTAAAACCACCAGTATTATGAAGTGATGAATTAACATGATTTCCATAAGTTCGACCTAATTTGAAACCAAAAGGTATTAGAACATTTGCTGTGAATACAAACAAAGTAAAATTACCAATTGTAACAGAAGCATTGTACGTTTCAAAATCATAGTAAAATCCAAGTCTATAAATATTTGCAGTTGGAACGAAACTGCCTAGACACATAATGTCATAAGTAGTGACCCAAGTTGCAGTAATACTTGCCGTTGCTGTTGTTAGTCTAGTAAGTGTAACCTGTTTTGCATCAACACCTCCACCATCTTTAGAAAGTATTTTTGTATTAAATGGTATTCCAGCGCCAGTTATAAATTGTCCCTCAACAAGAAGTGCATAATTTATATCTGAAATGTTAGTTAATAGCGTGTTAGTTGAAGTATTGCAACTAAATGTACCTGTACTTGTTGGTACGTCCGTTTGTGCATAATTTAGCGTTAAGTAAGGGTTTGAAATCCCGCCTCGACCTGTTGAATTAACTCCGTTAACAGAATCAACGTATATTTGGTTTGCTTGACTTATAGACCCACCTACAACCAAATCACCCGCTCCTAATATAGAGGCCCCGTTAACTGTTTTGATATTCGTAGCACTTTGTAAAGTAGCTTGTTTACTGTTTATTTGCGTTTGTATAGCGCTTGTAACTCCTTTACCGTGTGCAAGTTCAACCAATGATGGATACGTTGCTAAAGGTAAACTTTTGACATTTTTACTTCCGTCAAAGTGTGCGATTGTGGAAGCTGTTTCACTTGTAATAATAGGAGAAACCGAAAATGTCTTAACCCCTGAAATAGTTTGCGCTGTTGTTGTATCAACTAAGCCACCGCCTAAAACCGCCGTAACTAAAGGCGGAACTAAAGCAGTTATTTGAGTTTCGACCGCTTGAACTGTTGGAAATAAAGTGTCATTAATAGTTGTGAAATCAGTTGCTTTATTTACGCTCGCTTCTGCTCCTAATGACAATAACGTTTGGTCACCTGTATTTGTTCCGCTTTGCGAGTTAAGTTTGATTTTATCACTCGCAGAAAGTAAACCAGCTAATAAAACAGTCGCTACAAATAAAGTCACATCTGTTCCCGTTGAACTGTTTAGTTGTAAACTGTTAGGCGTGTGAGTAGTGATAGATAAATTAGTTGTTGAAGTTAATCCAGCGTCTATGAACGCTCTTATCTCACTTGCAGTAACTTCGTCTATTGTCCCCTCTGCTAATTTTAAATCTGAATTTTTCAAGTGTGCTAAAACAGTCGGAAATACGTCTATCCAATAGTCTGTATTTGTCCCAGGAGTTACACCCGTAAATGAAGAATCAACTGACTCCCATAGCTTCCCGTCATGAATACGATATTGACCAATAGTATAAACAGCATCAGGAGCAGGATCATAAGCATCTACGAAATCCGTTGCTTGTAGGCTAACGAAGTCGTTGTAAATGTTTATAAAATTATTGTCAAAATCTGCATTTTCCAGTAAATCGTTTTTGTTGACTAGAGGAAGGTTATCTGTTTCCCTTAGTATAATATTTTCGCTATTCATATTTGACGAATTTTAGTTTTTTTATTAATAATTTCACAATTTGACCAAAACGGATAAGTTGCCCTATTCCTATCTAAGAACAATCTTATTGAATTTTCACAAAACGAAGCACCCGACCTCGCTTGTTCGACTATTCTAGCTATTGTTTTTTCACTTACTTGGTCGCTATATTGTGATGTTTTCGCTACCATTCCAGTAGGTGTTGCAATTATTCCACTATTAGCCGTATAACGTGCATACGTACAATAAACTAAGTACTGTTTAATTCCATCTAAGTAGTAGCCTTTTCCGTTGTGAGTGTACGTTCCACCGTTGAATAATAACGTGTAGTCCCCAATGTTTGCGATTAAATCCAAGTAGAACTCGTCACCGATTAAATCCCTTAAATCGAAGTTTTGCGCCTCCAGAATATGAGGATTAATCTGTTTAACTTCGTTTGTATTTAGCGAAATACTTTTTACCGCTGAAATATCTGCGAGTGTAATTAATTTTGTCGTTATCATAGCCCTAACATTTGATTAGTTTGCGTTTCATTTAATCCAAAAAGAACCATTAACGTACCTTTCTTTTGCTCAACTGTTAATATAGTGTCTGCTAATATAGACGTTAACGCTTGCGTACCCCCTACTCCTAATGTAACGGCTAATAAAGTACTATCTGCTTTAACATCCGTTAGTTCCTCATCACCATTTGCAACTCTTATTTCATTTTTGGTATAATAACTAAGATATTCAGCTGAAATTGCTTTTGAATACTTTAAAGGCAATATTGAAAAGTCTAAATCACTGTTAACTAAGTGAGCGAAATCCGTAAATATTTCAGTTAATAGCTCCTCCATTAATAACCTATCATCTGATGTCATCACGTTGTAATAATCGTAGGCGTCTGAAATCTCTTTAGACGTTCCCAACGATCCAGCAACTCTAAGAAGTAAAACGGGTGGAATTAAAAATCTTCGTATAATTGAAAGAACTGAACTATCTTCCGTAAATGAGTACAAGCCGTCATAATCTTGAATTTCAATCTTTTTCAACTCGATTGTTTCCCCCTCGCTTTCACGTTCAATAACCATAATAGTACCTGAACCTTCGCCACCTTGAAACTGTCTTAAATTCTCATCAAATAAATCTGCTTCCTCGTCTGATTCACTTTTACCAGTGATAAGTAAATGACTTGCTAAGAAGTTGTTTGCGCTTGTAGAATGTTTGAATTTCTTTAACTGAGCTTCTGTTAACATATCCTCTAAAACCGCATCGAATGGACTTAATGGATAGGTAGCGCCTTTCGGAGTCCAGAAATAAACCTGGCCTTTATAGTTCTCAACTTCTACCGCTTCCATTTCTTGAACGGCACTTTTAGGATTGTAAGAATTAATATAAGTAACGTCCGACGGGGAAAATTTCAATCGTTTATTATGTCCCCAATCGTCATAAATAGCAATTTTACCCTCTTCTTTATGACCTGTTGGAACTAATCGACAATACTCAAAAGGAATAGACGTAACGGTTGTTTTTTGCCCAACCATATTGTAATTGAAGTGAATCGCACACCCTCCAAACTTTGTGAAATTGTCAATTAAGTTGCGAAGAAATTTGTCAGCCGTTGTTGTTGGATTTACTTTTGACTTATAAAAATCTAAGTTTTTCAAACCACCACCGAAAACAAATTTTCTCTTTAACTCCAGACAAGCTTGAGCCGTTCCTGAATCGTTCGAAATGTCAATAACTCGCTGAGGATATTTATTGTCAAAATCATATTTGTTGACGTAAAAGCCTACTTGGTCAATGGTAGTTATCCTTTGCGTGACCTTTTGCGCTGTGGATTTTACCTTTGCCATTATTTTTTATTTTTAACGGTTGCTTTTTTTCCTTCAACTAATTCTAAATAGTTTTCAGGATAAACTTCAAAATGTTTTATTAATGATGG